ATGTTAGGGAGTAAGCAATGAAACATCCTATGTTCCTTATGTCCGGTGCGTTCTTAGCAGCTTGGGCTGCAAGCAACTTTTCACTTGATTACCGCGCCGTGTTATGGGCAATTCTTGCCGGTGTCTTTGGATATGCGACCCCTAAAAAATGACTATATCTAGCGCAAACTACACAGTAACAACCACAGCTTCTATTGTAGTCCCTGTAGATAACGCAGCTGAAGAAGTCCACTTTCATTCATCATCCGGCACGTTGTATTTAGGTGGTGCTGATCTAACTGTTGCTAATGGCTACCGCATGGACAATGGCGATAAGGTTGTAGTTCAAAATCATGGCAGCGCAGTGTATGCAATCACGTCATCAGGCACATCTAACCTCTCAACGCTAGTTATTCAGAAGTAATGCAAGCGCAAGACTGGGCTGCCTTAAGCGTTAGCCTAGTAACTATTGTTGCTGCCTTTGTAACATCAGTTCGTTGGCTTGTTAAGCATTACCTAAGCGAACTCAAAACAAACGGCGGGTCATCTTTACGCGATCAAGTAGATAGATTAGAAGTGCGTGTTGATACCATCATAGAAATGTTAGATAGGTAACACTTATCCTATGGCACGCAGAAAAGTCATAGACGTAACAGATTACTCAGCCCTGGATCAATACTGCATCGGCCTGAATGAGTATTACAAGTCATTACGTAGAGCAGGGTTTAGCTGCGATCATGCACTTTATATGATTACCGCACCTCAGACTTATCCCGCAACAATCTTGCCTAGTCCTAACTGGTTGCCAGACATGCCAGATTACTACGATGACGAGGATGAGGACTAACCTTGAAACTAGTCGTGATAAGTGATCTACAAGTTCCCTTTCACAACCCGAAAGCAGTTCAAAATGTGGCCTCATTTATTCGCAAGTTTAAGCCCGATGAAGTTCTTTGCGTGGGCGATGAAATTGACTTTCAGACCATTAGTCGCTGGAGTTCAGGCTTTGATGAACACTCCAAAACCATCGGCAGAGACAGAGACATGTGTGTCGATGTCATGTATGACTTGCAAATCACACAGCTTTCAAGAAGCAACCACGGAGCGCGGCTCTTTAACTCCCTTTCTACTCGACTGCCTGGACTGATAGGCGCACCTGAACTAGAGATAGAAAACTTCCTTAGACTGCCAGAGTTAGGCATCAAGTATCACAAGAAGCCTTACGAGATACCAGGCACAAACTGGATTATGGTGCATGGCGATGAGCAGAGCATAAAGCCACAAGGGGGCATAACAGCCTTAGAAGCCGCTAAGAGACACGGAAAGAGCGTAGTGTGTGGACACACACACAGGCAAGGAATATCCTCTTATACGCAATCCTCCGGCGGTTTAGAGGTATCTAGGTTAACAGGGTTTGAAGTAGGGCATATGATGGATACACGTCAGGCTTACTACACTAAAGGCACGTTCAACTGGCAGGCCGGATTCGGTGTTATATACACAGATCGTAAGCGTGTATTGCCAATAGCCGTTCCCATCGAGAAGGATGGCTCATTCCAATTTGAGGGCAAAGTCTATGGCTGAAAGCCTATGCGGGGAAGAATGGCTAGGTTTTGAGGATGATTTTATAACAAAATCGTTACACAAATATGCTTGCATGAGGTTGAAATAAGCCTGTAAATGCTTCACACTTAACTTAATCCACAAGATATGTGGACAAGTTAGGGGCTACAAATGGAAATAACTTACTGGGAGTTGGCAGGATTTCTGGCCATGACTCCTGCGCTGATCTATGTTGCATATTGGAAAGGCTGGAAGCAAGGCAAGCGTGAGGGCTATCATGCCGGTAGAGCTGTAAGTCGGGCATCGGTTAATGCCAATCGCTAATGAACTCCTTACTGAAAGCACCAGACTCTTATATGACAGAGGTTTGCAGTATGGAGACCCAACTGCTAATCATATTCGCATTTCGCAATTATGGAGTGCGTATCTCAATCGTGGAATCGAGCCTCACGAGGTCGCAGTCTGTATGGCACTCGTCAAAGTCTCGCGTCTGTCTGAACAAGCAACGCACAAAGATAGTTACGCAGACGCTATCGCATATATGGCGATTGCAGGACATATCGCACTTACCGACTTTGACAACGATCTTGATGCTTACTAAAGCAAAGCATGGAGTGTGGTGCGATTACTGCAAGAGCAGGTTTGGTATCCACAATCCTAAAGGCACAACACAAGCTGCTTGGACTGTAGTCAGCGAACTACCTAAGAGCCACGGGCGCAAGCGTTCATATTGTAATGACTGCGCAATAGATGTATCTAAGTGGGCTGATGGCTCATACTTCTCATTAGATCAACAGATAGAGTATGCAAAGACCAACGGCACTACTACACAAGGAGTATTAAATGGCTTTTAACTTAGACAATTATGAAGATGTGCAATCAAGAGTGAAACGCTGGCAAGCGGCGTTCCCTGTCGGAAGGATAGTTTTAGATGTCATACAATTTGATTCAGTCAAGGGGCATGTTCTTGTGGCTGCGAGTGTTTACCGTGAACATGAAGATACGCTTCCTGCTGCTGTTGACTATGCTTTTGGCGATGCAGCTACGTATCCTCAACAAATGCGTAAGTTCTATGTCGAGGACACTTGCACCTCTGCTATTGGCAGAGCAATTTCGCTTGTCCTTGAAACAACAAGCAAAGCAACAAAACAAGACATGGCAAAAGTCGAACGCATTAAAAATGATGAAAGAAGCGAAGCGATAGCCAATGCAACATTAGCAATTAACAACACCTGGGATGAGTTCGTGAGTGCTGAACCTAAGCAACCAGTTGTAAGCCTGGCCGATGCTGCACAACTAGTGCAACAAACATTCGGAGAAGCTGAGCCAATACCAACATGCTCTCACGGATTACGTAAGGTCAAGACCGGAGTAAAGAACGGCAAAGCATGGTCAGGTGCAATGTGTGCAGAAGGAACTTTGCCACAGGCTCAACAATGCTCGCCAATATGGTATCGAGTTGACAAGGATGGACATTTTAGATTACCGGAAGGAGTTGAATGATGGGTTACGTTGAAGTAACAAGACCAGATGGCACAATCGAATTCTACGGCGATGTGCCAATGCTAGTCTGCCAAATGTGTAACAATATCCCAGATCAGGATGAAGGCGTTTGGACAGTTAGTCTATCACCGCTGCAATGGCAATGCGAAAAATGTCATGCCGTCAATGGCTAATCATCGCAAGCACAGGGGCTACAAGACGCAACGCGTGGTGGCTGACTGGTTGAGGCAATGGTATCCCTATGCTGAATCTACCGGGGCCGGTAGGCAAGGCGAAGATATAACAGGGATACCATTCTCAATAGAAGTAAAGGCACGATCCGATTTCCAGCCATTAGCCTGGATTAAACAAGCTGAGAGCAACAAGGGTGGTAAAATAGCCTTTGTAGTTAGCCGCTGTAATGGACAGGGCGAAAACGCTGAGGAGTATTTAGCCTTTATGCGCTTAGGGGATTTAATGAATATCCTCAATGACCGCGCACCCAATAATGAACCTACCAGATGCAAACAATGTGGATCATGGATGATACAGAACGCCATATGCCACACGTGCCAACAAGGGGGAATCTCACTTGCCTAATTACGATTACGGTTGCGATACCTGTTTAGTTACCTTTGAAACTACTGACAACCCAGAGAGCATTACATGTAGCTGTGGGGGCACTATGACACGCATTTGGACTGCACCAGCAGTTGTATTTCGTGGGAAAGGCTTTTACAAGACCGATAACCGTTAAGCGAATCGTCTCAATATATGAGATGACACGCCGATAGGAGACGCTCAAATGTTCAATCAACTTGACAAGGCCATTACACTTAACTTGCTAAAGTGCTTCAGGCACTTCGCGCAAGCCGCAACGCGGATCGCTTGCGCAGTAGTAAGTGTCCTGGGGATACTATTCATTAGCGCGGCTAATGCCGTTGCACCAATTCATGATGGTATTCAAATACAACAAACACCCAAACAATATGCAAAAGCCAATCTTCCATTACATGAATATAAATGCGCTTTAGAGCTATATACAAGAGAATCTAATTGGCGGCCGAATGCTAAGAATGGTAGCCACTATGGGATACCACAAGGTAAAAGCGTATGGCTTAAGACTGCTGATCCTATAGCCCAGGTTAAGTGGGGTATCAGATATAGCGATGCACGTTACGGTAGTATGTGTCAAGCATTAACACACTTTAAGACTAAGGGCTGGCACTAATGAGAACATACAAATGCTTTAAGTGTGACTATGTCACAGCTGATGTATACAAGATATGTCTGCAAGAGGATGGCATCACTGAGTTATGTGCTAAGCATTGTGGCTGTCATGGGGAGTAAGCATCTAGGCAGTTACAAGTGGAAGCAACAAAGGTTGCTGGTGCTTAGACGAGACTGCTACATCTGTGCGTATTGTGGTGAAGCAGCTAACGAGGTCGATCATATACAACCACGTGTGCTTGGTGGAACAGATGACTTAGACAATCTGGTGGCTTGCTGTCGTAGATGCAATAGCAGCAAAGGTAAGCGTAGCGAAGCCCTTTTTTTAGGTCGGCAGTCTACCCCCCCTGTCTTTCAAGGCAATCTCTCTCCAAGAGCAGCCTCAGTCATTCCTGAGAACCCGTTTGTTACCGAAACAACACCAGCCGTTAACTGATGACTACCAAAGCAAAACCGCGCAAAACTGGGGCAACTAAGAAACGGCTAGTTGGCCACAAAATTCCGCGTATTCACACACCTTTTTTGAAGGGTGATTCCCGTGTAGATGAAGTTGCTGATCTAGCTGTAAAAATTGGTCAGCCTTTGCTTGATTGGCAATATCTCGTGTTGCAAGACATGCTGCGAATTGACAGTAAGGGTGATTTCAAGCGCAAGACTATGGGATTGCTTATTGCACGTCAGAATGGCAAGACTCACCTGGCTCGCATGCTCATCCTGGCTCATCTGTTCTTATGGGATAGCAAGATGGTCATTGGTATGTCATCGAACCGGAATATGGCCTTAGATACGTTTAGGCAAGTTGCTAATGCAATTCTTGATAATGATTTCCTTAAGGATCAGGTTAAACAGATTAGATACGCTAATGGACAGGAATCCATAGTTACACTTAAAAACAATCGCTACCAAATTGTTGCCGCAACCAGAGACGGCTCTCGTGGACTTACTGCCAACTTCTTATTTATAGATGAGTTGCGTGAAATTACCGAGGAAGGCTGGAAAGCGGCTAGACCAACCACTCGCGCTACTGGTGGCCAGACTTTAGTTTGCTCAAATGCTGGTGATGCTTATTCTGTAGTGCTAAATGACTTGCGAGAACGTGCATTGTCATATCCATCGCCTACACTTGGCTGGTATGAGTATTCTGCGCCGCCCCATTGCAAAGTTGATGATCGTAATGCCTGGGCTATGGCTAATCCTTCTCTTTCTTTCCTCATTGACGAGGAGACGCTGGAAGAAGCAGTAGCAACAAACCCAATTAACAACACACGAACCGAAATGCTTTGCCAATGGGTAGATAGCATGACATCCCCATTCACAACTCAGATGATTACTGATACCTCTGACTCTAATCTCCAAATTACTCCTGGCGGCAATATCGTGTTTGCCATAGATGTCTCTCCATCAAAGCGATCTGGTGCATTACTTGCTGGCAAGTTAAATCAGGCCACAGGAAAGATAGAACTTGGTCTCATGCAGCTCTGGACTAGCGATGTGGCAATTGACGATCTAAAGATGGCGGCAGATGTCCACGCATGGGCGCAAAAGTTCAAACCGCGTGTAATTATGTATGACAAATACGCCACAGCTTCTATTGCTCAAAGATTGCAGCAATCTGGGCAG